GTGTCGGGGTCACCGCAGGGCGCCACCCCCTCAGGAGTACCTTGGAAAATCAAGGACTTAGCGCTCACGCCTCAATGCGATCTATTTGGTGTGTCCGGGCTGGCTCACGCACACCAACGCAGGATCACGCCCATTGATCGTCACACCACGCTGCGCACACAGCGTCCGCACAAGTGCGTTGTGCGGTGTCTTGCATCCCTGGTACGTCTTGCCCGCCTCGACGTGGTTCGTCAGCTGCGCCACATGGTCTGCATACGGCGACAGGTCATCGGCCATCCGCTCCGGGCACAGCGACAGCTGCGCCTGCGGGATCGACAGGTTTGGCGTCTGCGGTTCCGGCGTTCGCGGCGTTCCAGAGGCGCACGAACTCAGGATCAGCGCCACAGCCAGCAAGGGAAGGATTCGTTTGCACATAGCGCACCACGTCGCGGTAAATGACTTTGAATTGAGTTTCAGACTCGGCCGCCTGTTCCGTGCGCTGCTGCTCGACGACAGCGGCACCAGCCTGTGCAGCGGTGTCGTTCTCGCGCGCCTGCGTGACGACCTGCGTCTGCGCCTGTGCGTCGCCCGCATCACGCTGCGCCGTGTCCACGTCTGCGCTGCGGTCGCGCCACTCGCGGCCAGCTGCGAAGCCCAGTACGAACGCCAGTAACACCACGGCAACCTTCGCGTACGCGCTCATGACTTCAGCAGCCCCGCTACGAAAGACAGCCACGCATCGCCGGAAATCCACCCGCCAATGACCAGCACAGCCGCAAGGACGATTGTCCAGGCGATCAGCCTTGTCCTGCGCAAACCCTGATCGGTCGTCATGTGTTCTTCCCCTCACAGGTGGCGCGTTCCCACTCGCGCCGCTTCACGATGCCACCACACCGGCTCTTCGGATCGCGGCAATCCTTCCCCGCGACGAACGTCCAGTTCGAAATTTGCGCGCATGCGCCAGGGATGTCGCCAGCACGCAGTTTCTTCGCCGCCGTCGACCGGCAGAACGCAGGCGTGCCGGTATTGTAGGCGAAGTGGCCGAACGCCTTCACCACGTGGAACGGATATTCGCCGCCGACGCAGTTCCCCATGTCGGCCAGCATCTTCGCCACGTACTCCTGCCCCAGCCTGTCGCACTCGGCGTTCGTGTACGTCTTGCCCGGAATGACAGCCTTGCCCGTGATGCCATCGCACACGGTCCATATGCCGGCGATGTCGCGGTACGGCGTCAGCTTACGACCTTCAGCGCCCGTCAGCGCGAACAACAGCGCCGCGACCAGTGCGATAGGTGCGGCCACGAAGGCGACCCGCTTGCCGTCACCCATTGTTGCGCGCCTTCCGCCAGGCATTGAACCGCCGGACCATGCTGGCGATCTTGTCCACGATCAGGATGCACGAATAGACCAGTGCGGCGAACGCGGCCCACTGACTGACTGACCACCCGTTCACCACGGCGGTGACAAACGAAACGGCGGCGGTGCCGTTGGCTGCGTCGAAAACGTGTTGCTTCATCGGGGTCCGGTTCATACGTTAGCTGGCCTCGGCAATCATCGTGAAATTGTCGTTCGCTTCCACATGCGGAATTTCCGCGCAGATATTCCGCACCTGTCGTTCACTGATCTGAAATTCACGCGCCACAGCCTGCACTGCCGCACCTGAAGCGCGCATGGCTCGGATCGCGATGTCGCGTTCGCCCTTGCGCGACCACGAACATGACGCCAGGCGAAGCATTTCCCCACCGAACACGCGCACCAGCTTGTCGGCTGTGTTCCAGCCCAACAGCAACACCAGTGGATGATCGGGTCGAATCGCCTTCGGGATGTACACGAACGCTTGCCACGGTCGACCAAACGCACGAGGCAGGGAATCCACCAGCGCCAACGCGGCTTCACGGCCGATCACGTCGGCGACTTCCTGGACGCTACGGGGAAGTGGTCGTGGCTTGTTCACGCCCGCGATTATCCCGACATCAAACAGCGAGACAACTATTCACGTTTGCGAATGGCGGGTACGGGCGGGTCTAGGCGCGGGGTCATGCTCACCTGGCCGAAACGCTTGTGGCAGTAGGCGTTCCGCCGATTTCTACAGGTGAGGTCAAGGTTCTTCGCCGCTTAGAGGCACTCCGTGTAAGACGTAGACGTTTTGCATTAGCTACCCATGTCCTACCCCATCAAGCTCTATATGCAGTTATCCTCTCTAATACTCATAGAAAGGAAAACCACTAGAAACAGCAGCTTGCAGCGGGTTCGGCCTCACGTTGTCTAACGCCCACTGGAAAACCTGCTAACGCCCACTTCTCGACGTTGCACACTCAAACTAACACGCTGTACAATTCGACTCGCGCAAATATGAGCGCGTGAGGGGCTTATGACATTTGAAGTGACTTACGATGTACCGCCACCGTCATGTCGTGGTGGTGGCCGTTATCCGTTCAGGACGATGGAAGTCGGAGGCAGTTTCATCGTCGCCGACAAGGGCGCACGGGACCGCGCCGTGTCCGCCGCGATCAACTACACGAAGACGGTGCACGGGAGCGGGAAGAAATTTTCCAGCGGTATGCACGGCGAGGGGTACCGTATATGGCGCGTCAGGTAATCCAGTCCGACCCGGCGCTGGTCGCAATCGTTGAAGCGATGCAGGTCGGCGAAAGTCGGCTCATGTGGAAGTCGTCCATTCTGGACAAGCTGGCGCACGTCGCTGAATGGGAATTCCCCGAACGCATCTACACCATCGAACGGTGTCGCAACGGGAAAATGCGATTCATGCGGACGCAGTAACAAAAACCCCGGCACCTGGCCGGGGTTTCCGTTTAAACGCTACAGCTGAAACAACAGCTGCCCACCCATCTTGCGCGGTTTCTTCCCTGCATCGCGCAGCCATCGCCCCACGTTGCGCCGGTCGTCGTCCGTGACGGGCATGCGCCCCGACAGTACCAGGAAGTCGGACGCGGTGACGCGCTTGCCCGACAATTCCTTCAGCGCTTCGCCGAACCACTCTGGCGGCGCTGCACGCACCACACGCGGCCTTCCTGGCTTCCGGTGCGCCATAGCCACCACGGCCGCGAAGATCGCGTCCAGGCCCACGTGGTGGCTTGGGTCGCCCTGCTGGCTGGTGTACAGCATCAGCGCCTGATCGCGCAGGCTGTTGAACTCGTCGAATTTCATGTCGGCCTCCACTTACAGCCCTCGCAATCCCAGCCATGCGCGGCCGGGTAGTTCTCGCCATTCGGCCCGATGCCCGTCCCGTCGTGCGTAGCGCATCGCTGCGGGAACGTGTGCGGGATGAACACCGCGACGATGGCGCCCGTTTCACGCGACACGCCGTGTTCGATACGGCCCGACTTGTGCGCTGGCCGGTTATGACATGGTGGTTTCATTGCTCGTCCTCGACAGGTGCTTACACGGATGCGCGTTGCCCAACTGCATCGGTCGCAGCGCGGCGTGTGCCCTGGCGCGTTCCTCGTTCGTGTACGCGCTCGGCGTGGCGCCACGCGGGCAATGCTGAAGCGATAGGAACGCCAGCGGGGCAGGGGTGACGTTAGTGGTCACGGCTTCAGTCCTCGCAAACGCAGGGCTGCTTCGATGGCTCGGATCGAGCACAGCGTGAACTCGCCATTCCCGGATAGCGCCAACTTCTCATAGCTCGGGTAACCGCGCTTCGCGTACTCAGCCGCCAGCAACTCGCGCGCACGCTGCTCTAGGGTGATGTCGGTCATGGGGTTTCCTCCCAGCGCTTATCGCATCGTTTGCACCGCCAGTAAGTGGGCGATCCAACATCCCAGGTGACGCCGCCGTGTCCACGAATGGCGCACCACAGTTGCCGCAGCCACCGCCTCACGACCCCTCCCCGCCGCGACTATCGCCGCGATGTTTCTGCTCGTCTAGGATTGATCGGTAGAGCATGATGAGCGCCCATCCAATCAGCCAGCTGAGCGCGAGAACGCCGCCCAGAACCAGGGCGATGACCAGCACCCGTGTCATCCATGGCTGATGCGATGCGGCGATCACGAAATACAGTGCAACCGCGCCAATAGAAATGGCCGTCAAATGCTTACCCACGACCCACCTCCTGACTATCGCCGCGATGCTGGATGGCGGCTTCGAGTTCTCGC